GTTGAGACTATCTCAATTGACGAGTATAACGAATGGGTGGCTTATTTTAAGTTAGAGCAGGAGCGAGAGAAAAATGGCTCAAGAGCAACTTAGCGTCGAGATTATTGCTGAGTATCTTGGCCGTCAGGTATTTCCTGAAGCTATCGCCGATGTTCAGAAGGTGCAAAGGGCAACGGAAGGGCTGACGCAATCACAGCGCGCCCTCCGTCGCCAGCAAGAAGAGGCGGCTAAGGCGATCCGCACTCAGCGTGTAGCCACTGCACAACTTGGTATGCAATTCAGCCAGATCAGCACTCAGATGGCTGCTGGAACACCAATCGCCACAATCTTTGCCCAGCAAATCGGTGACGTTGGATATGCGATGTCCAATATGGGCGGCGCAATGGGCCGCGTTGGCCGTTTTATGTCTGGCCCACTTGGTGTTGGTCTAGCTATCACCGGCATGGCATTTCTTGCACTGAAGGGTAATGCAGATAAGGCTAAGGAATCTACTGTAGGGTTTGCTGAATACGCAAAGGCTACAATGATTACTCTTGGAGATGCCGTTGAGCCTGTTGCCAAGAAAATGTTTGAGCCGTTTGAACCTGCTGTTCAGTTCGCAAAAGACCATATGGCCGACTTTGTTACTTTTACAGAGAATGCTTTGAATGTTGTCATTCAGAGTGGAATGGCACTTGCAACAGCAATCGTCCAAACCATTGGGCGATCTCCAGCATTAATTAAAGGATTTATTTACGCCGCTATCAACGGCATTATCGTCATGATTAATTTCGTGCGCGATAAATTTGCCGATTTTATCAATAGTATATACGGCGGTGTTCGCAAAGCAGCCGCATTTGTTGGTGTAAATCTGCCTGAATTTTCGCTGAAGTTTACTCCATTCAGCACGAAGGAAAGCGGCCTTAGTGAGAACTTCGCTAAGATTGATGACGCTATCAAAACTGCTGTTACAACTAAGTACATCGACTTCAGTAAAATTGGCAAGATGGCCAGTTCACTTGTTGAGCCGAAGGATACGAAGGACAAAAAGGGCAGCGCAAAAGAGGACGTTGACCCCTTCATCAAGAATCTTGAGGATAACCTTGAGGGGGCGATGAAGGGTCTGGATGCTTATTCGAAAGCATACGGAGAAACGATCAGCGGAAACATTAAAGCTGCCGCTGACGCATTCGAAGAGCAACAGAAGCGCCAAGACCAGATGAAGGATTACTTCTTCAACAAGGATCAAGAACGCGCCCAGAAGATGGTTGATGCCTATGAGGCTGTCGGCCAATCTATCTCTAATGGCTTTAAGGATATGATTACAGGCGCTGCTGGCTTTGGCAGCATGATGAAGAATATCATTGGCGAAGTTATTAACCAACTTTGGCAGATGTATGTTGTTCAGCAGATTGTCGGGATGGTTAAGAAGGTGGCATTCAGTGTCTTTGGTGTCCCGACTGGCATGAAGGCTATTGGCGGTCCAGTTCAGGCCGGGTCGCCCTACATCGTTGGTGAGCGCGGTCCTGAGATGTTTGTACCGTCACGCTCTGGCTCAATTGTGCCGAACAACAAGATGGGCGGAGGTATGGTTATCAACGTAGATGCCCGTGGCTCTTCCGATCCTGCCGCCGTTCGCCAGCAAGTTGAATTGGGCATTGCTCAAGCCGCTCCATACATCATTGCCGCCGCTCAGAATCGCACACTGAAAACAGCGGGACGCACTCGCCTTCCGGGGACTATTGGATAATGGCTACTATCACTTTTCCTAGCTCACCTAAGCCATCAACGATGGCATGGCGCTTAGTTCAGCCAGCGCAGCAAAATGTGTCCCAATGGACTGGGGCGCGTCAGGTTCTTGCCTCTGGTCGCGGTTGGTGGGAATGCAGCCTTTCTCTTCCTCCCATTGTAGGTGAGACTGCTGTAAATTCTTGGCGGGCGTTCATGGCGCAAGCGCGTGGCGCAGCAAATGACTTTCAAGTTCCTGTGAATGAGATTGCGCAATCGGCTTTGGCAAATGTCGCTCGAATCAATGGAGCCGGTCAAACTGGCCGGTCACTGGCTACTGATGGATGGCCTGTTTCAACCACGGTCCTTTCCGCCGGTCAGTTCCTGACGATTAACAATCAGCTCGTCCAGTTGACTGCAAACATCACATCAAACGCATCTGGTCAGGCTACAATCTCTTTTGAGCCAGCCATCCGCGTATCACCTGCTGACAACGCAATTATTGAATACAAGAATCCATATGCTCTGATGTACTTTGTGGAAGACCCGGGATACTCGGTTGAGCCGGGTCTTGTATACTCGCTTGCCTTCAACCTTCGTGAGTCGTTCTAATGTCGAATCTCTCAGGAACCCTCCAGACTGCCATTGAGCAGCCAATCGTTTACGCTAGGTGGGTTTGTTACCTAGATGTAGTTGGCGACCCTCTACGGGCGACTACGGGCCTTTATGACAAGACATTCTCTGGCACTGGCGATCCTGATCTGGATGGAGATACGTATTCATCATATCCTTCAGACCTGATTACCGTCTCTGAAGTGCAGCACGACGAGAATGGGTCTAATCAGGTGTCGGTTTCGATGTCGGGCCTGATTGTGAACAATGTCGATTTCCTTAACACTATCGGCAATCGGTCAAATTGGCAGGGCCGAACGGCTCGTCTTTGGTGGTATGTGGTTGATGAGAACGAAACTCAGATTGGTGAAGTATACGGATATTATACCGGATACATGAATGACATCACCATCAATGGCTCTCCTGATGCTCAGACTATCACATTGACGATTGAGCATTATCTGGTGACATTGAGCAATACGACTAATAAGACTTACCAGATGCAGAAAGAGTATGACTCAGGGGATGAGTCTGCTGCGCGTTCAATCGCGGCCGCAAATGGTGCTAATAAGTCTGGCATCTCAACGCCATTTACGGAACAGACATTCCCAAGGTCGCCATACAGGATTTTTTAATCATGCCTAGAAAGTCGGATTGGGAACAGCAGCTTTCGGACTATCTGATTGCAAAGCGTGAATTGCCATTCGAGTATGGCAAGAATGACTGCGCTTGCTTTGTCGCTGGGGCCATAGAAGCGATTACAGGCGATGATCCGATGTCTGACGTATCAAAGGGCTATACTACTGAGATTGGCTCTCTGCGGGTCTTAAAAGGGCTTGGATACGATAGCGTTGAAGAGTTCATGGATGCTAGGTTCAGCGAGATACCCATTGGATTCGCCCAGACTGGTGATGTCGCCTTGCATGACAATTCTCTTGGCATTGTGACTGGTTCTAAGGCTGTCTTTGTGACGGAAGTAGGCTATACCTTAGTAGATCGTTCTGAATGGTCGAAAGCGTGGGAGGTAGGCCGTGGGTAAAGTTCTCAAGGCAGTCGCTGTTGCCGCTGTCATTGTAGGTATTGGGGTTGCGACTGGCGGCATTGGCTTCGCTCCCACCATTGGCGCGACTACAGCTACAGTTGCCGGTGTTACAGTCACGACTGCTACTGTTGTTGGCTCTTCTTTGGCATTTACAGCATTTGGCTCGGCCTTGGCTGCTATGGCGGTTGGAACAATTCTTTCTGGCGTGTCAGCGCAGCTATTCGGCCCTAAAATGCCGAAAGCACAAGCTAGTCGTCTAAATCCTACATTTGAACCACAAGCCCATCGCAAATTTGTCTTCGGTCAGACGGCAATGAACTCTGATGTCCGGTATTATGAGACTTCAGGGACGGACCAAGAGTATTTCGATTACATCATTGCAACCTCTGCACATGAGGTAGAAAGCATCGATGAAATCTGGTTTGACGATGAAATCGCATGGTCCTCTGGTTCTGGCGTTGCCTCCAAATACACTGGATATTTGACTGTCGATACAAGAACGGTCGGCACATCAGCTAACACGATTGCAATCAATGGCGGTGCAATCTGGGGTTCTAGCTGCCGCCTGACTGGTTGCTCTTATGTCTATTTGCGTCTGAAGCGTACTGGCAACGACAAGAAGGCTGATAGCCCCCTTGTTAATGGCCTTCCTTCGCGTGTGACGATTAAAGGAAAGGGCGCTAAAATCTATGATCCGCGCCTTGATAGCACGGTGGTAGGAGGGTCTGGCACTCATCGGGCAAATGACCAGACGACATGGGGTACTGCTAACAGCACCAATCGGGACAACCCGGCTCTCCAGCTTCTTTGGTTTCTCCTTGGCTGGAATATCAACGGTAAATTGTCTGTCGGTTGTGGCGTTCCTTATCAGCGCATCGATCTTCCTTCATTTATTACCGCTGCTAACATTTGCGATGAGGCTATTACACTTGCTGCCGGTGGCACTCAGCCGCGTTATCGGACAGCGGGCGTCGGCTCAGATGCGGACAATCGCATGGAGATTATCCAACTCCTGCTTGGTTCGATGAATGCCACGCTGCGTGATTCGAATGGCAAGCTATCCCTAACCGTCATGAAGAATGACTTGGCGACACCTGTCCTAACATTCGACGATGACGATATTCTTGGTGAGTTTGCTTGGAATCAGACTCGCGGCCTTGATGAGATGGTTAACGCCGTCCACGGCAAGTATACCGATCCTTCAAACAATTCCCTTTATCAGCCAGTCGAATATCCGACGATCTCCATCACTTCTATTGATGGCATTGAGCGTATGCAGACGTTCGATATGCCTTGGGTGCAGGAAGGCCGTCGAGCGCAGCGTATTGCCAAGCAAGTTCTCCAGCGGGCGCAATATAAGGGTGTATTCTCTGCGACCTTCACAATGAAGGCGCTGGGCTGTGAAGTAGGCGATATTGTCTATATCACTTTCAGTTCGCTTGGCTGGACTAATAAGCCTTTCCGTATTCTGTCGCAGGGCATCAATAATACCGGCGCTGTGCCGATGACGATGATTGAAGAGAATGCGGCTATCTACGCTTGGGATAGCAGTGAGACGGCTACCGTAACACCAACATCTCCAACGGTTTATGATCCGCTTAATGATCCAGTTATTCTTGGCATCAATGAGCT